TATGTAAACATAACTAATCTTGCTGGTTGGCAGTATGATAATGCACCACCAGATCCAGGTGCAGGGTTCCCACAGCAAAGAAAGCTATGGGCAAAGTCTTCTGGTGGTATACGTACGACAGGTGGTACATCTATATACGTTAAGACTAAAAAAACTACTGATGCGAACACAGTTAATCGTGGTGAGATAAGTAAATCTTATTGGGATGCTCATTAAAGATTGTACAAATGATAAGAAACGTGGTATAATATACCGATATGACATTCAGGGAAACAAGATGATACCGTTTAAAGAAACATTGACTGAGCAAAAGAATACTCACATGACACATATAGAGGACAAGGTTCTTTATGGTGGAGTGGAAGGTACTCGACAAGCAATCAATGCATTACGTTCTTTACGGGATATGCTGAAAGGCGAACAAGATGGTAACGTATCTGTTAAGTGGGATGGTGCCCCTGCTATTTTTGCTGGTACTGATCCTTCGGACGGAGCATTCTTCGTTGCGAAAAAAGGGATCTTCAATAAGAACCCCAAGATTTATAAGACCGCTGCTGATGTTGATGATGACACTAGTGGCGACCTTGCTGTTAAGCTTAAGTCTGCTTTACGTGAATTGCCCAAACTTGGAATTAAAGGAATTATCCAAGGTGACTTCTTGTTTGGCCCTGGTGATGTAAAAAAAGTAAACATTAAAGGAAAAAAATATGTTACGTTTCATCCAAACACCATTGTTTATGCTGTTCCTGCTGATAATGATGCTGCTAGTGATATCAGGCGCGCTACCATTGGGATCGTCTGGCACACAACTTATAGTGGAAATGGTTTCGATTCCCTCAGAGCCAGTTACGGTGTCAACGTTAGAGGAATGAAAAAGTCAAAAGCTGTATGGTCTCAAGACGCAATGTTACGAGATCATACAGATATTTTGATGACTAAGAAAGAAACTGATGATGTTACACAATCATTGTCACAAGCTGGTAAACTATTCAATCAGATTGCAGGTTCGACACTGCGAGAACTACAGAGCAATCAAAAACTTGCACAATTGATTGAGCAATTTAATAATAAATATGTTCGTAAAGGACAGGTAGTACAGAATACAAGACGTCATACTGACATGCTAATCAAATGGATTGGCCTTAAGTATGGTAAAGAAGAAGCTAAACGTAAGTCAGAGAAGGGCAAGCAGTCTCAAAGAGATCAAAAGCAGCAACTGTTGTCGTTCTTTTCGCCACGAAATAAGGCAAATCTAATAAAAATGTTCGAACTGCAAAAATTAATTGTAGTAGCGAAATTAAAACTTATAAATAAGCTTAATACATTACAAAAAGTTAAATCTTTTGTGAAGACAAAGAATGGATTCAAGGTAACAGGTGCCGAAGGCTTTGTTGCTATTGATAAACTTGGTGGTGATGCAGTGAAACTTGTTGACCGTATGGAATTTTCATATAACAACTTTTCACCCAATATATTAAAGGGATGGGATAAACCGGGACGGAATTAAATGTTAAGATTCAGAGAATTCGTAGAAAACTACGATGAATTAGACGAGCGAGCATGGACTCCTGCGCAGAGACGTAGGGCAAAAGTCATGATGAAGAAAAACAAAGCTAAACTTGCTATTGGCAAGAAACGCTTGAAGTTCAAAATCGCTGATAAGAAGCGCCTAGATAAGCGCGCGCAGAGACAAGCACGCAAAGATGTAGGCAAAAAGATATCTAAAGGCAGAGCCAAATCCGATTTATCCGCAGCTCAAAAGGGAAGTCTTGAAAAACGTTTAGATAGAATTGCAGGTCGTATATCGAACCTCGGTAAACGTATGCGAAAAGACAAACGTAAGCAAGAGTTACAAAGGAAACGCGGTAAGTAAATGCCTATTAATAGTTTTTCTCAATTTCTGGTTGAGGAGGAAAAAACAGTTTATTTTACCTTTGGTAGAATGAATCCTCCCACTATAGGTCATGGTAAGTTATTAGATAAACTTGCGTCTACATCAGGACGCAATCCATACCGTGTATTCTTATCACTGTCAAATGATAAGAAAAACCCAATCCCATACAATTCAAAAATCAAGTATGTGCGCAAGATGTTTCCTAAGCATGCTCGTCAGGTAATGATGAACAAGAAAGTGGTAACACCTTTTGCAGCACTAACTGCTTTATACAATGAAGGATTCCGCAGCTGTGTAATGGTTGCTGGTTCTGATCGTGTGAATGAATATAATAAAAGGTTGAACATGTACAACGGCAAGAAAGGCCGACATGGATTTTACAACTTTAAAGACGGAATTAAGATAGTATCAGCCGGACAGAGAGATCCAGACGCGGAAGGAGCTGAAGGTGCATCAGGCACTAAGCAGCGTAAGTACGCAGTCGATAATGATTTCACTAACTTTGCACAGGGTCTTCCAAATGCAATGTCCAATAATGATGCTAAGAAATTATTTAACGATGTTCGAAGAGGACTAGGACTCAAAGAAACAAAAGAATTTAAGAATATGATACAATTTGACTCAGTCTCTCCAAAGCGTGAAGCTTATGTAGAGGGACAACTATTTAGTGAGGGTGATGAGGTCATTATAAAAGAGACGAACGAAGTTGGTACCATTACAGTTTGTGGTACCAACTACGTTATCGTTGAAGCTAATGGCAATAAAACTCGTCAATGGTTAGACGCTGTTGAGAAAGTACTTGATTATGGTACAGATGCATCAGTCACAGATATTAAAAAGAAGTTTGCACCTAAGGAAGCTAATAATCCTGCATATCATAAAGGATTAGCAAAGTCTACTAAGGACAAACGTAAAGCACAGTTCAAGCGTCAAGCTAAAATGCCTGACGGCGATCCTAAATCATATAAACCTGCACCAGGTGATGCTAGTGCAAAAACTAAACCTAGTAAACACACTAAAAAATTTAAACAAATGTTTGGAGACGACTAATGAAAAGTTATTTCGAGTTAAGGGAAGGCTTACAAGAAAAGAAAATAGATGAGACTGCAAGTTCGAATAGAGCTATGCACTCACACGAAAACGAAGCTCAGAAAAAAGCACATGCAGCTCATATGAAAAAGAAGCATGGTGTTACAACGAAATACCACGGCGATGATGAAGTCAGTTATCATGGTCCTAAAAAGAATGTAAAAAAAGCTCTTGGTAATCACTATGGTGGTGATCACGATCATGCAAAAGAAGAGCATCCACACATTTATAAGGAAGGCACGCTCGATGAGCTAAGTCCTGATAAAATGAAGCAGTACAGAAAAAAGGCTGGAGCTGACGTTGTAAAAAGAGATGCTAAATCAGATATCCATAAGGCAAGATATCCTCACAGCGCTGGTAATACTGCAAATTATGATGCAAAAACCAATATAAGAAAAGGCTATAGAAAATTAGCCAAAGGCAAAATGATGGATAAAGAAGAAGGTTATGTATCAGCAGCACAGCGTAAAGCAGTATGGGCAAACAAAGCAGATGGCGGTAGAGGCCATCCAGATAAGAAGAAATAGCCATGATTCGCTTTAGTCAATACATTACGGAAAATGAAGGCTTGAAGAATAAAGCCGCAAAAAGTAAAATGCCTCTTGGTATTCTAAAACAGGTATACAACAGAGGTATGGCAGCTTGGAAAACAGGTCACAGACCGGGCACTACTCCACAGCAGTGGGCTATGGCTAGAGTTAATTCATTCACAACAAAATCATCAGGGACGTGGGGCGGAGCAGATAAGGACCTCGCAGCAAAGGTAAAAGGATAGAGAGATGGCACATAAGGTAGGGGATACTGTTACAGTTACACGAGGACCACACAAAGGTGATGCTCATAAAGTAATACACATACATAAAGATGGCCGTGTAAATGTAAAGCCACATAATAAAATGCCCCACCAAATTAAGTACCGACATGGTGCCGCTACCGCTAAAGCAGACGAGGTTAAAAAAATGAACGAGAACAAGGATCACGTTTCATCAAATCATGCAATGCACTCACATGAGAATGAAGCTCAGAAAAAAGCACATGCAGCTCATATGAAAAAGAAGCATGGTGTTAAAACAACTTATCATGGAGATGATGAAGTTAGATATCACGGTTCTAAAAAGAATGTAAAGAAAGCTCTTGGTAACCATTATGGCGGTGATCATGATCATGCTAAAGAAGAGCATCCACACATTTATAAGGAAGATACAATGCTACAATTCGAAGCATGGATGGTAGATACTGGTTGGAAAAAACCTTCGAAGGTTAGAAAAGATAAATTCGGTAATGTTGTAAAAGATAAGAACGTTGCAAAGAACCTTGCTCGCAAAGCTATGAAGAAAACAAAAGATGATGAGAAAAAACAAGTTGACGAAATTGCACGTTCAATGACTCCTATGCGTGATAAGTTTGGTAAGTCTAAGGCTGAAAAAGAGGCTGATAGAGAAAAACTTCAGAAGATTCAGAAGATGATGAGTAGAGATAAAGCAGTTGCTAAGAAGTCAACACATCCAGGTCCAAACGAAGACATAGACGAAGCATGCTGGGATTCACATAAGCAGGTTGGTTATAAAATGAAAGGCGGTAGACGAGTACCTAACTGTGTACCGAAGAATGAAAACCAAAATGCAGCTTTACAAAAGAAACTTGCAAAATCTGCACAGTCATCTGAAAAAGGTAAAGCAGCCGTGACTCTTAAGAAGGCACCATTTAAGATACCATCAAAAAATGATATGAAAAATGAAGTGCTTGATAAAGATAAGGACCATATGAGCTATCGCAATAAAGCGAAGACATCTATGGATAGAGCTCGTAACTCTGCTACTGCTAAGATAGTGCGTGGTGATGATGGTGTAGATAGAGAAAAGAATACAATGCGTAAGAGAGCAGCTGGTATGGCAATGTCTGATAGAAAAGGTGTTCGTCAGTTCCGTAAATTCCACGGTTACGATAAGAAGAAATAATATGCCTAAATCACTCAATCCAGATCAAATAGCAATGCTAGATAAAGAAGTCGCAAAGCTCGATAAGAAGCTTGACAATAAAGATATGGAAAAAGCAATGGGTATGCTAATGAAAAAAGTAGGTATAAAAGAATCTGATCTTGATGAATTATCATTAGGTATGAAGAGTATTACTAAATCAGGTATTAGTAATACTGGCATTGATAAAGATAAACTTAAGATGGGTTTAAAAGATCTACGTAAAAAATTAGATAAGAAAAAAGATGAAAATATTATACGATCTAAAAAAGGTATAGCTTCTCTAAGACGTAAAAGTTATGACGATAATCCTCATACTAATAAAGGTGATACTAAAGACGAAGACAGAGAATCTAATCCTATCGACACTTCTAAAAAGAGTGGTAACTTTTTGTCAACAAAAGACGGCGCTGGTATGACTAAAAAGGGAGTCGCAGCATTCCGAGCAAAAAACCCTGGAAGTAAACTAAAAACAGCAGTAACCGGTAAAGTAAAACGTGGTAGTAAAGATGCAAAGAGACGTAAGTCCTTTTGTGCTAGATCTAAAGGTTGGACAGGTGAAAGAGGTAAAGCTGCACGTAGAAGGTGGAAGTGTTAATGGCCGAACCAACTAATAAGCGACTAGATCGCATAGAAGAAAAGTTAGATAAGATGAGCGAAGTACTAGTGGCACTTGCCCGCTTTGAAGAGAAGATGGATGCTTATAATGAGTATCGTACTAACTCATGGGAACGCATGAATAAGTTCTCAGAAAAATTAGATAAAATAGAAAGCACGGTAGGCGATAACGCACGTACTATCAGTGTTATAAATAAGTTATTCTGGATTGCCATAGTGGCAGCCGTCGGCGCCATAGCCG